CATTATGAATGCAGATAATTTTGATAAATCAATTAGACCAGCCGCGGAGTTTATTAAAGAGTATTGTGGCAAATATAGTATGTTGCCAGATCAAACACAAATTAAAGCAACAACCGGAATCGACATTGAATTGATTCCTGAGTTTGGTGAAAAGCATACTGAGTGGTTCTTACAGGAGTTTGAACAGTTTACAAAACGACAAGAATTAGAACGTGCGATTCTCAAAGCCGCAGACTTATTAGAGAAGGGTGACTTTGGCCCCGTTGAAAAACTAATCAAAGACGCAGTACAAATCAGCTTACAACGAGACATGGGTACAGATTACTTTTTTGACCCTAAAGCACGTATTAACAAATACTTCAATGCAGGTGGACAACAAAGCACAGGATGGCCTCAACTTGATAAACTATTGTATGGTGGTTTCAGTCGGGGTGAATTGAATATCTTTGCAGGTGGCTCTGGTTCAGGTAAGTCATTAGTTATGATGAACATTGCATTGAACTGGTTGCAGATGGGACTGAGTGGTGTTTACATCTCACTTGAATTGAGTGAAGAACTTACAAGTTTACGTACTGATGCTATGTTGACTAGTATGAGTACTAGGGATATTCGTAAGAACATCGATGATGCACATTTAAAAATTAGAATGTCTAGTAAGAAATCAGGACAATATCGTGTTAAGGGATTACCCGCACAAAGTAACGTAAACGATATACGTAGTTATATCAAAGAAGTGCAGATCCAGACTGGTATCAAAGTTGACTTTGTGATGATTGATTATCTTGATTTGGTTATGCCTGTATCTGTTAAAGTTAATCCTAACGATCAGTTTATTAAAGACAAATATGTAAGTGAAGAATTACGTAACTTAGCAAAAGACTTGGGTATATTGATGGTTACTGCTTCACAGTTGAATCGTAGTGCTGTTGAAGAAATTGAATTTGACCATAGTCACATTGCTGGTGGTATCAGTAAGATTAACACGGCAGATAATGTGTTTGGTATCTTTACAAGTCGTAGTATGCGTGAACGTGGTAAGTATCAAATTCAATGTATGAAGTCACGTAGTTCAACCGGTGTAGGTCAAAAAGTTGACTTAGAGTACAATATTGAAACAATGCGTATTACTGATGAGGATCCAGATGGATATGCTGACCAACAAGCAAAATATCGTCCATCGCCAAGTCCCAATGACATTATGAGTCAATTAAAACCCCAATCAACACTTATATCTACTGATCCTATTATAGATCAAAAGACTGGAGAAATATTAGAACCCGATAACAAACGCATTGTAGCTGACGTACAGGGGTCAAAACTCAAATCTTTACTTAATTCCCTAAAGAAATAATTATCTAATCATAGCATAAATACATGTAGGATAATTATATGCAAAGACAAACTCGCTCCCTTTTACAGGAACTAGAAGAACTCGGTAATAATCGTGATACAACTCACGTTATTGAGAGTAGGGCCCATAATATCATAAGTAGTGCCATTCATTTAATTGAAATGATTAATCGTCACTATCCTGAGGAACAAGCCCAACTACTGGAAAAGAAACTGTTAAGTGCTATCAAAAGCAAAGACAAAGCGAGATTTGCAAAATCTTTAAGGAAAAATCGTGAAACTGAATGAATTAAACTTAAGCAATGTAATCGGTGATTACGGTGCCGCCGCAGTAAAGCAAGTAGGTAATAGAATTGCAGGTAATGCTGAGGGTAACTTGTCAGTACAAGATAAGATTGCTAAAGAGAAATTCATATCAGATTTTATTGGTAGAGCAAGTACTAATTTAAATAGTGCAATTCAAAGTGGATTAGTTGATCCTAAGGCAAAGTCTGCGCCACAGGCGGCAATTGCTAATCCCAACGCAAAGCCTAAGCCAGCATTAAACAAAAAACCAACAACTACGCCACCCGGTCAACAGCCAGCGGCACCTGGTCAACAGCCAGCGGCACCTGGTGCACCAAAGACGCCAGAACAAATTAGAAAAGAAAAACAAGCCGCTGCCGGTCAAGTAGCACAGCAACAGATGGGAGCAAATAAAGCCCCAGCACAACCCGCATCAACTGGACAAGCCCCGACACAGCAACAACCGGGTATGACTCAAGATGGTACACCACATTGGGATCCGGCAACAGGTAAGGGTGCTAAGTATGATGGTGTAACTGGACAAACTACTCCCGCCTATCAAGCTGAGTTAGATAAACAAAAAGCCGCAGGAGAAGAACAAGCAAAAGCTAGGCTTGCCGCAACTCAAAGCGCACAGCAAGCCCCTGCATCCCCAGCGGCTCCAACAGCTCCAACAGCACCAACTGCAACCGGTGGAAGTGCCGAACAAGCCGCACTTAATAAAATGCAACAAAAGAATCCTAAACTTGCAGGCATGATGGCACAGGCTGGAATGGATGCAAGTGGAAATGATAAGATGACACCGCAACAAACTGCGGCACTTAAAGGTAGATTAAAAGCAGGTGCAACAGCTACAAGCGGACAAAGTGGATTCAAAAACTATGTAGGTGGTAGTGGTGAAAGAATGACAGGAGTTGATAAGAGTGGGGCACCGGTATTTCAAAAGATTCAACGTGAGGGGACTTATTCTAAATTAGATTATATTTTAGAAAGCATTATTAATATTAATGAAGCTCCAGCGGCACAATCTATTAGTCAATACTTGCAGAATATGTTTACTCAATATTTAAAAGTTCCTATTACTGATCCTGCAGTAAAAACACAAGTAAAAAAATTAGCTGATATGGCACAAGCTAGCTATCCAAAAATGACAAATGCTCTTACTCAATTAGCTAATTTAGGTTTTGCTACAAGTTATAGTCAAGGTACCGGAGAAGAACAACCCGCAACAGCACCGGCATCAGCATTCGATGCAATTAAAGCTGGTTTTAAACAAGGCATGGGCGGTACTGCTAGTGCCCCGGCATCAACTACTCCTGGAACATCTACTTCTACCGCAACTACAGGTGGTACTAGCACACCAGGAGCCACATCAGGTAATCCAAAATATGACCAAGTAGTAGCATTGGTTAGCAAAATGTCTAAAGAAGAAAAACAACAATTACTTACCTCATTAACTAAGCCAGAGGCAGCTCCTGCAAATAGCGCAGGTGCAGGAGCATTTGACCAAATGAGTAAGCAATTACAACAGCCAAAAACTACAGCTAATCCTATAGATACTCGCCAACAAAAATTAAATACTAATAAAGTAAAAGCCGGAAACAAGGGAGCACCTACTCCGGACGAGCAAGCTAAATTACAGCAACGCATTCAACAACAATTGGCGGCACAAGCATAATGAACTTATCTGAATCATTGGCATATTTACGTGATACTATTAACAGTATAAACACTGTTAACGAAGCCTTTACCGGTGGACATGCCCCACACTTAGAAGATTCAGTATTCTTGGGTGGTACTCAAGGTGTTGCCGATGCTATCAATTCAGTTAATACTACTATTAAAAAGCCACAGACTGCAACAATTAAATGGGATGGATATCCTGCATTGATTTTTGGTCATGGCCCTGATGGTAAGTTTAGTATATCAGACAAGCATATGTTTAATAAAGCAGATGGTTCTGGTAGAGCAATATACTAGCAACAGCAAGTAAAGGTACTAGTGGATACTATTGGGGTGACTTGTTATTCAGTCAGCCGTTAGAAAATCAAAATGGTGTATATGTTTTTAAAGCTAATCCAAAGGGCATTACATATACAGTAGATGCTAATAGTCAAATTGGTCAACAGCTTGCAGGTAAAGTTGCTGGTATAGCAGTACATCAATATATTAAACCCGATGCTCCGGCTAAAGCAGAAAAAATGTCGGCTAAAGGTCAAAAAGTTCACCCCACTGATTTTGCCGTATCATTGAATGGTAAACTAGGTGGATTGAAAGAAGATTCTGATGTTGCTATATTACCTAGTAAATTACCGCAAACTCCCAAGATAGCACTGCCTGAAGCAGAATTAAAAGCAGTTAATGCTACAATTAAAAAATACGGTAAAGAACTTGATAAATTTTTAAACACTGATTACTTGGGCATACCGTCTGATGGGTTCAGAAATAACATGTTGGGTGTATATTTCAACAATAGAATCAGAGAAGGTAACTTAAATGATCTAACTGATGGGTTCTATAAGTTTATTGAAAATAGACCAATGAGCGGGGTTATGAAACAGAAGTTATTAACAGGCTATGTGGATAAGAAAACAGGTAAACAATATCCTGGACATATCCCAGCAAACCCTGCAGGTGTTCAAGCATTGATGGAAATCTGGTCATCTGTTTATATGTTAAAGACTGCTATATTGAATCAATTAAATCAAGCCGCAGAATCTAGTCCTGTGCAGGGTGCATTAGATGATGGTACTAAGGGGCAAGAAGGATTTGTTGCTAACGGCTACAAATACGTAGATAGAATGGGTTTCAGCCGTCAAAACTTTGGAATTAAGTGACCAAAACCGATATTTTTTTGTTCCAGGCATAAATATATACATGAATCAGTAGGATTCAAAACATTTAAAGGAATATTAAAATGGCACAATTTACACGCACAAACGGTGACTATCTACCGGTAATTAACTATGACAGCCCAGCTTACACTAACTCTGGTGTTAACGCTGTTGAATCTGGTGCAACAGTTCAACCACAAGGTCCTAAACTAGACTTCTTCACCATCACTTTCACAGGTGCAGTGACTACAACTCAGTTTAACACAGCGATCCAAACAATTCAACAATTAGCTACAATCTATATGTATGAGTACACAGATGACACTAATGATACATTGGCAATTGCTGTTTATCCAGTTGCCGCATGGACAACTGCAACTTTAGACACTGCTTTAACAGCGGCTGTTGAAGCTGTTACTGTTACTGCTACAGCAACATTCACAGGTTAATACTTAACTTGAACAAAAGGACCCGAGAAATTCTCGGGTTTTTTTACGGCCATTAAATAGTAGTATGAGTTACATTATTACTTGCTACACCCTGTTTGATATTACACAGACTAATGTACCTAATCGCCAACGCCCTGAAGTAGATAAAGATGTGGATGAATGGAGATATAAAAGAAACACTCAAAGTAATTTTGATACAATTCAACAAGTTATTTCATTACGTAGTCAACCTGAAGTATTACGAAAACCCAAAAAAGAATTAATAAGATTT